TGCCCGGAAAAATAATCGCCCCCACAACTCTCACGGAAAGGTAAATCACCCGAAAAACTTTTTTCAGGGTTCACCGTAAAGCCAGTGAATTTGAGGACCGATTCTAGAGGCTTGAAAAGGATCTCTGGAACGATGATGTCATCACCGAATACAAAGACATCGACCCCTAATTCCCCGGTAAGGGAATGACGTCGAGCTACCGTACATGCCATCGCGGCAAATATGATAGTCTCAAGTTCAAACGTAAAACCGTTACCCATACTGGAGAATTTCTCGAGTACGACCCAGCGGTCTTTGATTAAAGCTTTAGGAGACCGTAAGGCCTCCAATTGCTCCAACCATCTGGGTGGCATCACAATCCTGACAAGGTTGTGACACACGGTATCGCTTGCATTCGAGAGATCGAGAGTTGCAAACTCTCGAGAAACAGAGGATTCACGGGCAATCTGCCTATGGATCTCCTGCGCTTTTCCCAAATCCCAGCCTGTACTGGATCGCAGGCGCCTTCTCAAAGCTCGGCCAAGGCCGAGCTGATAGAAGACGTTTATCGATGGCTCAATGCCTATCGAACGATGCGTACGGGAAGTTTTTGGAACCGTTGCAAAACGGTTCCCCGGGACAAAAGAAACCTCTCCGAAGTGACAGGCTACGCCTGCACCCCATTTGGTTTGAATCCAAGGGATCAAATACCAAAGGGCACCTCGTGTCAAACTGGGTATCGAAGACATTTTATGGGGTATTGTACTTTCAACCCCCCGGTCTGAATACGTCGAACCAGGACCAAACTTACCCTCTATCTCGTCGAGATCGGGGGGGTGTGATCCAATCCATTGAGTGATCAGGCTTCGGACATCTGACAGGAAGTCAGAGATCGTGCTTTCCCTGTCGCCGGAGAGGCGATGTTGGGGGAGGTAGCGGCTCAGTCGCTCATTAGAGTAAAAGCATTCTCTCTCGCCGGCCCACCATTTTTCAATGGCGGCAGCAGACTTGTCCAAGTCAAGAGGAAGCTGTTCCAGCTTCTTCAAGATTGAACATGCTGCTGCATCTGCTGCGTAGGAGAATGCATCTACATAGTTCGCGGGATCCACAGAAAGTTGTGAGATCTGCTCCCATTCTCGATTGACCACCAGAAGGTGGACCTTTAAAGAAACGGGTGTATTAAGATCCTCTAAAAAAAGAAGGACCGTACGCGTCACATCATCTGGCAACGTAGTTGGCATGACATACTCCTACTTACGTAGGTGCATACCCAGCGGACGCCGCCTGCTTAACCAGTGCAGCAGCTAGCAGGTTACAAGCCTGGTAGATTGCTTCATTGATGTTAGCAGACGGAATCCCCTGAGGAACCGTCATGATTCCATCGACGACCACTCGATCTTTCGCGCTGTAGAGCGTCGTGGTCGAATCCTGAACTGCGTAGGGCGCAACGAAGTTAAACTTCGTCTGCCGAGCAGTCTTTGGACCGTTCCACGTTGTCCACAGCTTGAAAAGTGAGCGGAAGCCGATAGGCAACCCAGCTGCTGCGCCAGTGTCCTGACGCCAGACCGCGGGTGAAGAATCACCCCCGGAAGCCGACAAACTATCATAAGTAATGTCGGTGGTGCCGTCAAATTTCTTGACGACGATACTCGCCATAGCAGGCATTTTAATTTCCTAAAAGGAAGGTTACTAATTACCTTTTAAGACCCACGGTTACAAGAAGGGCAACTGCAGTAGCAGCCCTAGTTATACTCATAGTCTTATACGGTCGTATCATGAGCGTTGGGGTAGGAATCCCAGTTGCTCTCTTCATCCGCAAAGCAGACAGATGGGTCTCTCTATAAAGAGTGTTAGGTGCCACATTGTAGGCATTAAACGCTTTATATAAGGAAGAACCCTTCTCTCCGCTTACGGTGTAACCATTGATTATGGTTAAGCCCAGGAAGTCTGTTGACGCTGACAGACATTGCCCGACAGTTGTGAACCAATCTACCACGAAGGAGAAAGGAACCAACTCCCAAGCAACCACCGACGGATTGGCTAGTCCGAGCGATGCCATAAGGTAGCTATTCGGATTATTGACCGAAATAGTACCCCCTACTTTGCTGTAAACTACGCGTATATGTGCGGAATTACTCCAAATAGGGCCAGTGCTGGTCCCGCTGTATGAATTCCATACAGACTGGGCCATACAACTGGCTTTAAATGGAGGTAACCCTCTAGTATACACGTCCAAGCTTTGGTAGAGATCCTTTATGAGAGGCTCCCACCCAAAATGGAACTCCAACCAGTTATTGGCGAAAGACTTATGCCGAGATACACCTTTTGGGCGTATCCCGAGCTTAAGAATCGATGCCGCATCGCTGAATTGGAATTTCCTGACAGCACGACTAAACCGATACAACTGTATTGCTCGGTCGCGCATCATCGTCACAGCTTGGTTCATCTCAGCAAAGGTCACTCCCAGCGACGCTGGGTCTGACACTAAAGACTTGAACTTTTCACGAGCACGGTTCTTTACGTCATCGTGTGTAGCTTGACTCGCAATTTGCGAAGAAGCTACACCACTAGCGTCTTGAACTAGGCTCGAGCCTTCCGCCCTCATAACGTCACCCTTACGGGCTTCGTAAACGAGCGGAAGATTGAAAGGCGGTTTTTGCTTATACCCTACGGTATAGGCATAATGCCGCGAATCACTTGTCAAGTTTTGATAAGTGAAAGGGCCAGTGATTGGTCCAACCATGATAGGGCTCCTAGGCCTACCATGAATTTCTGTC